GCGACTATTGGCGAACAAACAGCTCAAGGTCAACTTGGTTTGGCAAAACAAAAATTTGCATGGGAGCAAGCTAATCCGGGTTTTGAAATTAAAGAAGATTCAGACGGCAATTTCTTTGGCGTCAACAAACGCACATTGGCAGCAGTACCAGTTACTGTTGGTGGCAACGCACCGGCTGCTGCACCAATGGTTCCTACTGCTGGTGGTATGCCTGGGCCTAGAGTTGCCCCAGCAGGTGCTGTTGTGCAAGCCATCCCTGGCATGACCAGTGTGCTAGACCAAACAGCGCCAGCTGCGGCTGTGGCGCCTGTTGCTGGCGGCCCTCGTCAATTGGTTGGCAAGGGTACGGCAATGACTGAAAATCAAAGTAAGTCTGCTATGTTTGGCGCGGCAATGAATCAAGCAAACGGCATAATTTCTAAGGTTGAAAAAGAAGGAACAACAACTGCACCGGTTGCTGTTTCTGTGTTGCAAGGTCTTGCTAGACTAAGCCCTCAATTTTTGGGCACAGGTGAAAACGCTGCAAATGCTATTGAGTCCGTTTTTAGGCAAGATCCAACCTCACTTTTGGGTCCAGATGTTAACCAACAAAAATTAGGTCAAGCTCAAATTGCGTTTGCAACTGCTTACCTACGAGCAACATCAGGCGCTTCGTTTGGTCCTTCTGAAGTTTCAAACACAATTAAAGAATATTTTCCTTTGATTGGTGAAGATAAAGCCGTTGTAAAACAAAAAGCAGAAGCTAGACAACGCGCCATTGAAGGCATGAAAATCTCAACAAGCAAACAAGGTCAAAGTTATATTGACCAATCTGGCGCAAACGCAAATGACCCATTGGGAATTTTGGAGGGCAAACGATAATGGCCACACTTGCTGAATTTCGCGCACAGTATCCTCAATACGATGAAGTGCCAGATGTGAAGCTGGCCGATTCGTTGCATCAGAAATTTTATGCAAACATGCCCAAAATGGATTTTTACAAAACCATTGGGTTGAGTTCAGCTGCGCTTATTCCTGGCGCTGAAAAATTGGTTACAAAACCTGCGTCAGAAGTGTCGTTGCGTGACCGAATCATGGGCATAATTGAAACGCCTGCGGCATTGGTTGGTGGTCTTGCCGGCGGTGCTGTTGCGCCTATTGCTGGATTTGTTGGATCTTTGGCAAGCGGTCAATATGGAACTCCCGCCGGTGTGCAAGCTGGCGAACAAGCCGCAAACGCTGCTCGGGCACAGTTTTACCAACCCCGTACTGAAACTGCCAAGCAAATACTTGGGGGGATTGGCAGTGTTTTGGAGCCACTTACCGGCGCGTTGCCACCAACATTTGGCACAGCTGGTGCAAATTTAAATGCAATGGCCGGCCCCGCTATGCGGCAGGCTGGCGCGATTGCTCGTCCAATAGTTAACCAGGCCGCGGCTCCAGTGCGTAATGCGCTGACCAACGTAATGACTCGTGAACAACCGGCTATGCAAGGCATGGGCGCGGCTACTACCCAAGAAGACATTTTAAGAGCTGAAAGAGCGCAGCGCCAAAACATCAGACTTCTTAAAGGTGAGCAACAGCAAAACCTTGGTCAATTGCAATTTGAATCAGAAACGGCAAAGAATTTTCCAGAAACAATTGGCAAACCTTTGCTTGAAGCCAAGGCTGCACAAAAAACTGATATTTTGAATCGCATGGATAGGATGGCAGAAGAAACAGGCGCACAGGGCGCTTTGTCTGATTCAGAGTCTTACCGAAAATTGGGCACAATTGTTGACAAAGAGTTGGTTAGTGCTTATGAAGCCAAAAAGAAAAAAGTTGATTTTGCTTATCAAAAAGCCCGAGACGCTAATGAAACTAAAGCAGTTGTAGACACCCAACCGCTAGACGATTATTTAACAAGTCTTGCGGCTGAAGCCATTTCAGTCCCAGAAATTAATTCCATAAAAGCAAAATTAAACGCTTTTAAAGAATTGAAAAATGGGCAAGTAACTGTTGACGACATTGAGTCACTTTATCAAGTTGCCAACAAGTTAGGCAAGCCTGGTGAAACGTCTGGCAAATACATGAAAGACATTAGAAATGTCCTTGATCAAGTAAGTGAAGGTGCTGGCGGTGATCTGTACAAAGCTGCACGAACTCAAAGGCGAGAACTTGCAAACCAGTTTGACGATAACTTTAGGGTTGCAGAATTGCTTGGCACAAAAGCTGGCTATGCAGACCGCAAGATTGCGCTTGATGATGTGTTCAAGCACATTGTTTTAGATGGCAGCAAAGAGCAAATGCAAAATGTGGCGGTGCTGCTTAAAAAAGCTGGACCTGAAGGGCGTCAAGCATGGTCTGAAGTTCAAGGCCAGACTATTCAGCACATGAAAGATCAATTGACCAAGCCGGCAAGTGGCGAGTTGTCATTTGCAAAACTTAAAACAACCATTGACAACTTAGACCGTGAAGGCAAATTAACTTATTTGTTTGGGAAAAATGGTCGTGACCAAATTATTGATTTGAGAGATACGGTTAAAGATGCTTTGGTCAAACCACCTGGTGCTGTAAATTATTCCAATACAGCAAGTGCAATGGTTAGATTTTTTGACACGCTTGAAAAAACAAAATTACCGTTTACCAACATGGCTGCTGAAACAGCACGCAAAGCATCTTTGGGAAAAAAAGTTGAAGAAGCTATTAATTTTAACGCCCTTGCCCCAACACAAACAAACAAAAACGCCCTTCGTATTGACTTAACCGGCATGGCCAACGGAAAACCGTAATGGAAACCCAACAACTTTTCAACATCGCCCTTGGCTTGGCTGCTTTTCTTGGCGGTTGGGTGCTGAACAACATCACCAAGGCCATTGAGCGCCTTGACTTGGACGTTAGGGCGATGCCTGCTACGTATGTCTCCAAAGATGATTACCGTCGCGACATTGATGACATCAAAGAAATGCTGGGCAAAATATTTGACAAACTTGACGCTAAAGTAGATAAGTAATGTTGGACCCCATAACAATTAGTGCTGCGTTTGCCCTAGCGAAAAGCACTATTGCCGGGGTCCAAGAAGCCATCCAGATGGGCAAGGACTTGCAAGAGTGCTCTGGCGACCTGATTAAGTTTTTTGAGATGCGCGATACCGTGGCGCGAGCCGCTACGGAGGACAAAGGCAAAAAGCCCCGGTCGGACATGGGCCAAGCTTTGGACACCGTTATGCAGGCCAAGGCCTTGCGGGATGCCGAGAAGAAGCTCAAAGAACAGTTAATATACTCGGGCCAAGGTGATGTCTGGGAAGCCATCCAAGCCGAATACAACATGATTGTGGCTACCCGCAAACGTGAAGAGCGCGAAGCTGAAGCCGCCGCCAAGAACAGACGTGAAAAAATGGCTGAGATGGTGGAAACGATATTTTATGGTTTGGCTGGTTGCATTGTTGGTGGCCTGATTTGCTGGGGCACTTTTGAATTTATCGTCTACAAAATGAAAGGTTGATATGGATGAACTTCTTTCTCTCCTCAAAGGTGTTGCGCCTACTTTGGCTACCATTGTTGCCGGTCCTCTTGGTGGGGCTGCTGTTAGTGCTATTGCTGGCAAATTTGGCGTTGCTGATAGCGTCGAGGCCGTAGCCAAAGCCATCGCAGGTGATCCTCAGGCCGCGCAAAAGCTGGCTGAAATGGAACTGGAATACGCAAAGCTGGACGCCGCCGACCGTGACAGCGCACGCAAGCGCGAGTCAGAAATCTCCACCAGTGCAGCAGCTCCTTGGTACAGCAAGATGGTCACGCCTGCTTTGGCTTTGGGCATGTTTGGGTTGTGGGGCGTAGTCAATATCATGTTGCTGCAAAATAGTATTCCCGACGGTATGCGCGAGATCGTCATCCGTATGCTCGGCTCACTGGATGCAGCCAACATGCTGATCTTGAGCTACTACTTTGGCAACTCACACAAGCACTGACATGACACCTCATTTCACACTTGCAGAACTTACCGTAACGGATCACCGTGAGTTTGACAACACACCAAATGAATCTGAAAAAGCAAATCTTCAACGTTTGGCTGAGTTTTTGGAATTGGTCAAGACTACGCTTGGCGGCAAGCCAATCATGGTCAATTCAGCGTTTCGCTCCAAGCAAGTCAATGATGCTGTGGGCAGTAAAGATACTAGTCAGCATCGCG